AAATCCATCAATGATTGTGAACTTAGTAGACTCATATCCATTATCTATTTTATTTGCTTTTAACAACAAATACATATGAGACTCAAGCTTGGATTGAAACTGTATTCCGTCAATTTTAACTTTCTTTGATCTGGTTATTTGTTTTCCTTTTTTAAATCTCATCGTCTACGTTTTCTAGATATAAATAATCTTCAAATCCTTCATTGAGTAATTGAACCACTGCTGATACATAACTCTTTGAGTATATTGATTTTTTTGCGTATTCTTTTTTTCTTTTTTTAAGAGTTAGGCTTTCTCTTACTACAATAGCAAACTTTTTAATATCGTTTATGTTTTCCCAGTAACACATCTCATTAAATTTTTGAGAGATTTCTTCTCTTCTTATGATGTATTCTATTGCCATTTTATTATTTACGTTAAGTTCTTTTGAGGCTATAAACACATGGTTGTCTTTAAACGCAAGTATTTCTACCTCATCTTCTTTTAGAATATTTACATAAATAAATGAATCAACTAGGCGTTCTTTAATATCCAAGTCTTCACATAGTTCCTTTATGTATTCTAAATGGGTGTCTGAAGGCTCTTTGTTTATAAAAATTTTATTCATCTCTCTCATATAACAAATTTAAATAAAAAACCCTCAATAATTTGAGGGCTTTTTGTGAAAACAAAACATAACAGTAAATAAAACTGTTACGGGAGATACGCAAATATACTAAATTATTCTCTTTGAGTTCCATCTTCCCCAAACTCGTAGTTAATAGTTACCAACAGCAAATGAAGTCTTAGCGACCAGTATTGCTCATGTTCATTAGGCTCCCACACTTCATACCCAACTATCATTCCCTCGTGAGGCCATCTAAAGTTTAACGAAAATAAATACCAACCTTCTTCCATTTTAAAATATATGTGTTAATCTTGCTATTTGACCAAATTCTGGATGATGTAAAAACCCCTCTATTGCTTTTGGCGCATGCTGGTATCCATTTCTATGGTGCCAACTATCTGTTCCAGACGGACTTCTTAAACTTTCTACAGTTACACCCGCATAGTCTTTAGCGTTTTTATGATGTACATGATGCGTATAAACATATCTATGTTGTGATTCCGACCACCATTTTTTAGCTTCTACAGCCATAAGTAGAGGTAGGTCGTTGTTTTTAGCACCATCTCCATGAGTTGTACCTATTAAATTAGAGCCGTACTTGTAATATTTTCTATGACTTATACTTGAATCAAATGATACATGTTTACAGTTTCTAAACCAAGTGCTTATTACGTCGGCTAAAAAGAATCCGTTTGTATAGTCGTGATTACTGGGATTGTAAGTTACATGAACATCAGCAATGCCTACCAATTTTTCGATAACCTCTACATAAATAGCTTTTGCTTTTAAAAAGCTCTCATACCACATTCCGTCTGTGTCTTGAGGAGTTCCCGATGTTGTTTGTCTTTTTGGGGTGTCTATGTGTAAAATGTCATTTCCAATAATTAATAGAAATTTATCTATTTCAAAACCAGAGGTCTTGTCCAGAATACCTTGAACTCCGTCCCTAACCCTTTGTATGGCTATTTCAGAATCATACTCTTCTCCTGTTTCAAAAGAAGTAGATAGCTTTCCTATATGAACATCAGCAGGATCTATAACTAAAAGATGAGGGTCTTTAGTTTTTTTTCTTTTTATGTTAGGGTAACTAGGAGAATAAATTTTCATCTCATCGATTATCTGTCTAGAGATATCGTTGTATGAAACTATTGTAGGTCTTACTTGTACGGAATATTCTTTTGTTTTGTCCCAGTATTGGCTAACACTATTGAAATCTATCCCTCTTTCCTTGCAGTATTCGTATACACCCTGGTGTCTTACTTGATTGAGCTTTTGTTGAGACTCAATATCTATGTAGGCTCTAAAAGTATTTCTTCCTTGTTCTGGAGTTTTCACTTTTAATCCTAACGCTATTGCTTCTTCTTTGTTTAATCTTACTCTTTTTTTACTCATGGCTCCGTGTTTTTTTTCAACTCTTTCAAGTCATATATTAATGAATTAATACTGTTTCTAGAGTCTTCAAAATCGCCGTCAGAAACCCCTTCAAACACGTCGTTTAATTTGTCGTGCAACTTATTAAAAGTTTTAATAAGGTATGTTTCTCTTTGTTTTAACACTTATTTATCCATTTGCCACAAATAACCCTCTCCTTGTTTTTTATCGATTTTACCAATAGCTCTGTATATAGCTCTAGATTTCTTTTTTGTTTCCAACACTTCTTTTTTTGTTGAGTCTGTTCCTAGTTGTGTGTACATAGAACAATCATGCTCAAGTAGGGTATCTATTTTTCTTTTATCAGACCATGTTTTATATGATAAAACTTTGTCAATTAATTTAGTTACCTTCTCCATCTAATATATTTTTTAAGTTAGGTTTAAAATATTCAGATCCTTTGATTACTTTACCATCGGATCTAAACAGAGGCCTTCCTCTTTCTAGCTTACTCATGTTTGATTTATGCACTTCCTCAAAAAGATCATAAAACACATCACTTAACCCGTGTTGTGTAATAAATCCGTAGAGGACGTACATCATATCTACAATAGCATCAGCTATTTCTACTAAATTCTCATTTTCACACGCTTCTTTGTATTCATTTAACTCCTCCAACAACAACTTATACTTTAAGTCGTATTTTTCTTTAGATATAAGAGATGGATTATTGTTTTGTTCTATTTTAAAAGACTTGTTAAACTCCTTAACCATGTCTAGTTTTGAGTCTAATAACCTCCAAAATAAATCTTTTTCAGTAAAAGAGTGAAGCATTTCCTAATTTGTTTGAGGAAATGTATAAAATCCTTCTTGAATATCCAAGAGAAAATCGAAATTTTTTCTGATTTCTTTAACATTTACGTATTTTTTAGTCTTTTCTTGTGTTAAATGAGATAATTGATGCAATATACCTTCGTCAGATAGTATCTCTTTTGTCTTTAAGTCTTTTACAAAACAAACATATATTGAAAAATGAAGTATATCTAATATGTTTTCCATAAACTCTTCATCAGTCATCAAGCAAAATGTTTCATGCATGTTAATGAGGTCAGACTCGTTGTATAAAAATGTTTTATTTCCTATTTTGTATTTTTTCTGCGATTTCATGATATAATTCTATTATTTTTTTTTGCATTTTTTTTTGATCCGTTGTATTGCGATAAAGATCCTTTCCTTTTTTTATCCTACCGTCATAATTGATTTCAATTTTAAAATTGTTTTTATCGTATATGATCGGATAAATTTTTATATTTTCCTTTAAGCATATTCCCATGCTTACATTTATATCTTCACTCATTTATCAATGATATTTCTACGTTTTCCCACTTACCGCCTTTCATGTCATAGTCTACTAAGAAATCTATTCTTTTCACCCATCTTTTATTCATTCTATCTTCTACAGTCCACACACCATTCATATTTCCTGCGTTTGTTACCATAACTTTTGCTCCGAACACAAAGCCATGCTTCTCTAAATCTCTAGAAACAGCAATCCATTTGTGTGAACCAGGTGATTGTGAATTAATTGTTTTCATTGATGCGGTTGTTAAGTAATCTGCATTACATTGTTTTGGGTCTGCATGATAAATTGTTGCCGTAACTAATATTGCTAATAATGTTTTCATATGTCTATTTTATTAAATTCTATATCTAATTCTTTGTTCTTTTGAAAGGGTGTTTTTGCTGAAGATATCCAATTTGTGTTATCCCATCTTGGGCCTCCATCAACCATTTCAGTGTATCTACCATTGTTTACATTCCAAAAGTAATTCACATCGGCTTGGTTCTCTCCAAGATTTGAAAACTTTACTTTTAAAACCTTAACCTTGACAGTTCCTTGCTCGTAATCTCTATGAACAAGCAAACCATGAGGACTCATGTCATAAAACTCTCCTCCACCTTTCACATCATAAAAAGTAGGCTCAAAAACCTTTCCTTTATCTGTTTGTGGCTTTGTAGGGTGTGCTACAAGTATTACAATTACATCGTTTTTCTTACAGAAATTATCTATCTTGTTTAAGTAGGCGTTTGTGTAATCATTAATACCAAGCTTAATAGATGATTTATCTTTAACTTTATTGTATGGGTCTATTACTAAGCACCTTATACCCATTCTTTTTACAAGCTCCTCTCCTTTTTGTAAAACTCTTTCTAAGTCATAGCCGTCATCATAGTTTATAAAGAAAAAATTCTTATTGACATGATCAACACACTTTCTCCAGGACAACTCTTTTGTATCTTCATACTCGGGAGTTCTTCCATAGTATTTCCTTACAAGTTTATCAACGTGTAGGTATTGAGGGTAATTTTCTGTTGAAGCATATGCTATCTTCCAATCATACATCATATTATATCCAACACACATTTGGTCAACAAAATCTGATTTTCCACTAGATGGAAACCCAGTTACAACCGTAAATTGCTTTGTATATGTTGAAAATATACCATCAAAACTTCTTAATCCAATTTTATAACCATTCTCAACCCCATTCTTATAAAAAGAATCTAAGTCAGAAGCCATGTCGTTAGCCCTTATGACATTTTCTATAGGGCATGGCACTGCATCATCTATAGTTTGCTTTAAGGCTTTTTTCCCATACTTAATTAAGTATTCGTTAGCGTCTTTGCAATCTTTAAAGTTTACTAAAAAACATTTATCTGAACCAAATCTTCTGATAAATTCCTTTTTACCATTTTCTCCAGCCTCGTCGGCGTCCAGTGCTAAGTATATTTTTTTCTTATCTTCAAAGTAAAAATAAAAATCAGTTAGGTAATCTAAATTAATTTGACCACTAGAATTAAAACCATTGGGAACACTTATTGTGTTTTTGATACCGCACTCATGATAAGACATTGCATCTATCTCTCCTTCTGTAATTACGCATTCATCTCTACTTATTATTGAATCAATATTGTAGAACGTTTTTTGCGCTCCCTTATACATTTTAAAATTCTTTTTTGAATCTCTATATTTAATATTAATTAGCTTTCCTAAAACATAGTAATTAAAAAATATAGCATTTACTTTTGAGCCTACTTGTGGCATGTACTCAATTCCATTAGTAACTTTTAAATCTAACACTGTTTTTTCTGATATACCTCTTTTTACAAACCAATCTATAACATTGTTACTTGTTTTGTTTTGAACAACTTGCTGAGGTTTTACATACTCAATTGAATTGCTGTTTTTTTGTAATTTATAGGTATGAAGCTGTAATACTTCTCCGCAATGCTGACAAGTACCTAGTCCCCTCTTCCAATCCAACATTAAACACTCTTGTGTTTTCTTTTTTCTTGAAGAAGAACATACTGGGCATGTAGATTTCTTTTTATTAGTTGGTAATTTGTATTGATTAAATACATCTATTTCAAATTCTGTTTCCACCATAATTATAATATTGTAAAGTCAAACCCTTTCTGATCAAACTTATTTTTATCTATCTCCATTTCTTCTTTAGTCCCGCTTTTAATTGCTTGACCCTTCCATTTCCACCTGCAATCTCCATTACTTGTAGAAATTTTATTAGAGTTGTACCTCATCCAATTTACAAAATGACTTTTTAAATCTCTCATTGTAGATTTATTTTCATCAGTGATAGTAAGAACTTCTTCAAACTTATCAAGAGCAGAATCAATTTTAGATATAGATAAAGAAAAATGCATAGCAGTTGTTTCTTTCCACATAATGTCTTTTTTACATTGCTCTATCATTGTTTTATTATTTTCTTTATTTCTTATATTCTTAATTATCTCTGTCGCTTGCGTGTCATTTGTTTGTCGTCTGCGTGTCGATTTCTTCTTCTTCTTTACCTCGTCAACTTGGTAACTATCATAGTTTAAGACAGTTATCTTTGTGTACTTGTTTGTCGTCTGCGTGTCGATTTCCCCAGTTTTCATTAATCTTTTTAATGAGGTTCTGAGCTGTCTTACAGGTATGCTTAGGTCATTGGAAAGCCTGGTTAAAGAGGTTATGTACTCTCCTCTTTTTACAGATTTCCCCATAAACCTACAGTTGTCGTAACAAGCGTTTAAAAGTAAATGTATGAATAAATGTTTGGTGTTGGCGTCTTTATACCATTCCCAATCTAGAATCGACCTGTGAAGCTTTATAAATCCTTTCATTGTTCATTTTGTGTTGCAGAAAAATTAAATGCGATAATTCTTCCATGTTTTTGTTTTCGTAAATCTTTTCGATTAACAAATGAACTAACTCTAAGTATTCAATATTGTCTTCTCCAAAAACTCTGTCAATAATAGACTGAACTTGCTTATCTCTTACTTTAGAAGATTCGTTAATTAAACTTACTGCTTTGTATATTTTGTTTTCTAATTCTTTTATTTCCATTCTATAAGCCTTGTCTACATGCATATAGTCTTTTACATTTTTTACTGAATGTAATACTGTTGCATGATTGTGACTTTTTTTTCTACCCATAGCTTTTGAGAAATCTCCAATTTCCTGTAAACTAGCTCGGGTGTGTCTTGTAGCCATATAATGAAAAACTTGTCTTCTATCAGCATCTACTTGGTATCTACTGTTAGGGAACATAGACATAACATGAACATCATAATGACTTGCTACAATGTCTGCTATTCTTTTTAATGTTTTAAAATTATCACTCATAACGTTGTTTTTAAATAGCCTTCCTACTCGCAAAAGCTTTCAGAAGGCTAGTTGTTATTTAAAAGGGTAAATCACTGTCTAACGCACCTGTATTTGCGTCTGAAGACCCTGTCGTTGCAAAAGGCTGAGAGTTATTACCCTCATCTTCTTTAACGCCTTTTTTAATTGTTCCATCAGTCCATATCACAGACCCATTACCTAGAAAATGCTTAGGAGCCTTACTGTCTCTTTCTTCTTTTTCTTGTTGAACACTGATTGATACGTTTTTACCGTACTGAGAATCGTCATTTACTGAAATCAAAATAGGAATGTAATTATCCTTTTTACCTTTGATTACTTTGTTTGGATCAATTTTCTTTAGTTCAGAAGCTTTGATCGAAGCTGAAATTAAACTTGACATACTATTTATATTAAATTAAACTTGATTAAAAATATTATTCCTATGATGATGGCTATAATTTGTGCAAACTCATCACGATCTGCAATTTTATTAAATTTCCCCATACTTAGTAAAGTTTTTAAGGTCTGCCTCCTTGTTTACAAAGTATTTTAAAAATTGAGTTTCCGCTGCTTCAACTTTATAATATCCATTATCATAAGCTTCGTCAGAAGTTTCAAATATTCCAATAAGACCAGTTCCTTTTTCTATCACTAGAAATTTCATAGGTTTTTGAAATAGCTTTGAATATATAAACGCTTGGCTATCGTAATTATATGACCTTGAGCTGTTGCGAAAACTTTTTAGTTTAGAGCATGTTTTGATGTCGTAAACAAAATCATCTGTAATGATATCAGCCTTACCTTTCCAGGGAATGTCGTTATCTGTCATAAATCCAACAGACGGAACTTCAAACTGTATATTTTTAGTGTTCAAAACCTCCTTAATGTTATCATTTGATTTAAACACATCAACCATGTTAAGTATTTCGTCAGCTTCTTTTTGTAGTAAAATTATTTCTTTACCACTATCTAAAATCGCTTGTTTATAAATTTTAGTTGTACGAGTTGACGACTCAATAGATTCCATGTTGTCGCTTTTACCAAACATAACCATCTCATGAAATGCAGACCCGTAGAGGAACGGCAATGATTGTGATTTTGGCTGATGAAAGTTATACGGATTATTTATTAGTGCATCTATATCTGAGTTTGATAAATATTTTTGACCAAACTTGCCATAGTAGTGCTTATCGTCTTGTAGTTTTTTGATTACTTTTTCCATGACGCATCCTTTCTTTTAAAGTCCTCACTTTCATCTTCTCCGAAGACACCTAAGCTATAAAAACCTGTTAATTTAAGACACGCCCTTGACATAGCTCTCTTCTCTGCCATTTCCATGACATACCAAGTATTACAATTTCCGTCCCTATGCGTAGTCCCTTTTAATGCAGACCCAAAGGTTTCAATCTTAGTGTCTCCAACACTTGCTGTTGCTTTCACAACACAAAAGTTAGATTGACATTCCACAACCTCGTAGTTGATGTCAATTTTTTCAGCTGCCTGGATTTTATCTACTCCAGATCTCGTGATAATAATGTAGTGTTGATGTTTAAAGACATCGTCTTTTGATAAACCGTACTTTAAGTACAGTTCTTTTAATCTCTCTGTTTTCATTGTATTAAATATTAAATTAAACTATTATATTAACAAATGTATGAATTAAATTGTTAATTCAAAACTTTTCTTAGCTGTTTTATGTCGCTAACACATCTTTTATAAAAGAATTT